TCGGCAACCTCTCCAATAATGCCACTACCCAATGGGGTTTGATTGATGCTGGCTACGCCCCTACCAAACAGCTTTTTGCTGCGCCTGTAGAAGACCTATACATCGTATCCGCATCCGGCTCCAGCACCACCCATACTTTCTCACCGGACGACGGCAGCGTAATCGAAGTAGTCGGTAGCGACGGGGATCAATTTTATACCGGAGTTTTGCTTACAAGCCCATACCGTATCAATTTTGATACGCCCGTTACAAGTATTGTAAGTGTTCGGTATGACAGCCTGACCGGATCTTTTGATCTCCGCACAACAGCTTTAGAGAGCGGCACCACTATTGCAACAATCGGGCCAGACAGCGGTGTAACCCGCTACCGCCGATTCAGGATCAATGGGGCTACCGATGGTCAGACCGTAGTGCATGTGCTTTGCAAGCGAGCATTCCAACCCCTGCGTAATGATAATGAGATTGTGCACGTTGGCAATATCGGCGCAATCAAGCAAGGACTCTTGGGTCGCCTAATGGAGGACAATGCTGACATCGAGCGGGCCCAATACCATTGGAGTCAGTGTATGCTTTTGATGGAGGAGGAAGCTAATTCCAGTAGGGGAGCAGCTATCCCGCGACTTAACATCGATCCGTACGGAACTGGATCGCAGAGTCGCCTGTACCAACTTTACTAATGAAAGTCATTACACCCTCGGACGCGAACCGTAAACAGGCGCGTCTTGAGGCTAAACAAATGGGGGTCTTGTATAAGTCAATTACAAGAGGAGCAGGCAATGAGATCGGCATGATGGGTGAAATCCTTGTGCAAGAGATCATTGGCGGGGAGCGTGTCGGCGATAAGAATCCGGCTTACGATATTGTGCTACCCAACAAAATAACTATTGATGTTAAGACCACAAAAGCCGCAGCCGTCCCCGAACCACATTATGTTGCCCGTGTGTACGGTAGCGAGGCCAATAAGGAAAAGCTGTGTAGCAAATGTAATGTTTACTATTTCGTTAGGTGCAACCAACAAATGACTTTGGCTACTATTGTTGGCTGGATGCCCGCCCGTGAGTTTATTGAGCGTGCCGTGTTCCTACCAAAAGGCAACGTGGACCCCAGCGATGGAAAACTTTCCTTTGCTGATGAGTTCACGTTGCCGATCTCGGAGCTATATCCGCCAACGCTTAAGTTGACGAAGAAGCGTATTGCGATTTAGAAGTCGTTGCCCTTGTCGATATCGAAGTCCTTAGACAGATCGATCTCCCATACTTTACCCCCACCGTCACCCCTGCTTCGGACGGGTCGAATACCTTTGTTGTGCTTGCTGACCTCCTCAAGGACCGTCATGCCCCTACGCACAAATTCAAGGTTGTTGCTGTTGCCGACGCTACGGCCCCCGTTTGATTCGTGCAGGACGACGGTAAACTCGGTAAGAGTGCCACGCCATTTGGGTCTTTCGGTATACTCGCGGACCTTCTTAGCGAAGAACTCCACCATTTCAGCAATTGCTGAACGTGAGCTATTGTCATAGGCCGCTGCTTCAATAAACGAATCGATGTAGGTTTTGACACCGAAGCGGCTTGAATCCTTAACCTCAAGCGGGGCTTTCCAATCAATAAGCCACTTAAGGAAGTAGGGCAACTCTGTGGCGATTGTGTTTTCGACAAAGTCGTTTGACCCAAACTTTACCTTGTGCCCGCTACTGATACGCAACGCAATGATCTTGTCTCGGTTGCTACTGTCCAATGACGGCAGTGCGGCGAGGGAGTTTGCGTCGAGGTTAAGGGACATCATGACGCGACCGGACCACGGCAGCGGGATAGCGTCAGCATACTTAGCGTGATACTCAAGCCTAGGGTTAGCTACGCAACGCTTCGTAAGCTCCACGAATTTACGCTGATCTGCATAGGTTGCCGCAGCAGTTTGGTCGTCGATAACCCAAGCAGCAGAGCCGCAGAGATCGCGGTTGAAGTTTGTTTTGCCCGACAAGTAATCCGAAGCATCGCTAAACCCGCCGACTGAGGCACCAATAATCTTGTTGGTCAGTAGCGTCTTGCCGTGCCCCGTTGGACCCAATAGGATAAACAGTTGTCCTTGATCGAGCCGATGGTTAAGGATAGCCAGATAGAGCCGCTGATACCATGCAAGGAAGTAGGGTAGCGTCGAGTTTCCGTTATCGTCGTCCGCGAAGAACGGAATTACGAACTGGTGAATCCAAGGCCAGTTGGCTGGATCTCCGTTGTCCGCAGGTTGAACCGGAACAGCCCTACAGTTATTAAGGATCTTGCGACCATTGAAGCAGACCACGCGGTCCTTTGAGAACACAACGGGTGCAACTTCCTCGACACGGCAATCATTTGAGATAGAGAGGATAGCCTGCTCAATCTCGGTGATCGTCTGGTTCTTCTTCATCTTGGGGCAGAAACCAGCCTTTCGTAGTTCCAGAATAAGCTGATCTTTTGGGATAGCTACCGGACTACCATCAAGGAGTTTGTAATAGTTCTTACCGTTAAACCAGTATTGGTTAATAAGGTGAGACAGTTTCTTCTCCTCAAACTGGTCGAGAAACTTCTTGCCCAAGATTTCACGCCATGATGCGAACCCTTTTCCTGCACGATCAGAGTAACAGATCATGCCGTCTTCCCGAACCTGACAGCCGTCACGGTCGATGCCATCGTCAATCCAGAACAGCGGACCCCTTGCACCGACTACGAAATCACCCTTCCACCTATTTGGGAACTTACGTAAGACTTCGGCAGCGATATCATCAAGCGGAACATTCGTATCCGATGTCCTGATCGGCGTGTCGTTTGCGGCTTTAAGTAGGATTGTTCGGGCAAAGTTAATCGGAATCTGGTCTCCAATCTTAGTCCAATCAGTCCCGATCTCAAAGTACTGAGACGGCTTGAGGCTTGTCTTATCAAACCCACCTAAGAGCATCGAAGCTTTCAGGGCATCACAGAGCCGCTTCAGAAAAGCGGGCGCGATGTCTGGCGCAATAGGAAGCGGCGAGTCGAACTCCCACACAAGACGCACGAAACCGGAATAGGTTTTGGACCTCCATGTTGGCATGGGTGATCCGTCGCATCGAGTCTTAAGCACTTGATCAATTGTATTCCAATCGACGGGAACGTCATCGAAGTCTGCAACAAAGCCGTGTATTTTATTAACAGGGTTCTCTGTGCTAATCCTAGCGTTTGGGGAGTCCCCTTCCGCCATCGAATAGAAGCAGTGGTCTGTTGAATCCTTAGCGCACCACTCCCGATACTCCGCTTTATTGGCGAATGTCGGGCATGTGTATGCGAGAGTTGAGATGTCATCGGATGCCGCCGTAACGACGGCGCGGTTGTTTTTGAGGTATCGGTATTTCATTTGGAGTAGAGGTCAAGGATGTGTCCTTCGGCAGCAACTGGGATGTCTGGAATCCATGACGGTGCTGTGTGCATAATACTTAGGATATCAGAGAGGGCTTGTTCTGCCTGCTCTTCCGGCACTTCGCAAACCATTTCGTCATGGACGTGCAGAATTACAGGATAGCCAGCAGCGTCAACCCGAATCATCATGTCCGAGAAAATATCTCTGGCTAATCCTTGGGACATGTTTTCCGTTAAGATGCCGCCCCACAGGGCGAAGTCCCGCATCTGGCCGTTGCGAACTAGTTTGCCGATGTATCGGAAGCGATTCATTCCGCCCGTCTCCTTCATCCGCTTAAGCTTGCCGTATTGCATGGAGCGGCCAGACGGAAGATCCAAACCAAAAGGCTCTTCAAGATTATAGGCCATCACCATATCCTGATCCAGACTGCGCCAGTATTTGACAACGGTGGACATTTTATCGCGGTACGTCTTAACGGCAACCTCTGCTTCAGCCATTGGCATATTGCTGAATGCGGAGAACTTGTTTGGTCCCATCCCGTATCCGCAGCCTAAGACGATTGACTTCACCTTGTGCCGTAGAGCCTTATCGTAGTCCCTAAGTTGGCCGTTAGCCGGATCGTGCAGACCCAACAACACACCGAACGCATGGTAGATGTCATCGGACTCCCGAATCAGGTCTAGTGCTTTCGTGTCTTTTGAAAGCCAGCAAAGGGTGCGGACTTCGATCTGTGACAAGTCAACCACGATAAGCTTATATCCGTCCTTTGGTTTAATCATGTGTCGGAAGTTGACCCCGAACATAGCGTCTCTCGGTAGATTTTGCAGGTTCAGGTTACCGCCGCTACCGCTGAAGCGAGCCGTGGGGTTTGCCCCGCAATACATAAGCCCACCGTAATAGCGACCGTCGGGCATGGTTCCGGCATCGAAAGCTTCAAGCTTGCGGAGGAAGGCGTTGATCCGGCGATAGCTTTGAACGGAACGCGCCCAAGGGCAGGCTTGCTGATGTGCAGCAAACCATGCATCAGCTTCTTCGCTATCTTGAGCGAGCGAGGATGGTGGCGTGATTCCTTGCTTGCGGCATTGCTCATTAAACGCTTTGCGGGACAGGGGGGTGTAGTCTCCGATCCACGGGATGCTTTGCTCTGCTTCAAATAGTTCTGTTTTGATTTGACTCAGGTTCTTCTGCAAGAGGTCGGTGTCAATAGGCAATCCGCGCTGACCCACTTTACGGTTCACATGACTGATCCGGCGTTCCGATTCCGGCCACTTATGCGACAGTTCCTGCCACAGCTTCAAACAGAGTTCAGCGTCCTTGATGGCATACTCTTTGACTTCTTTCTTGAAGTCCTCAGTCATGCTACCCCACTGCTTGCCTTTCATGTTATCCCGTGTGGTCTTCGTGATCTCAGTCCCGAAGACCACAGCGGTTGCGTTCTTGAGTGACCTCGGCAAGCCTAAGAAGGCTACCATGTCAGCAGTGCAGTAGCAGTTAAAGTCTACCTTCTGATACCATCCTTGTTCAACCCCGTAAAGGTAGAGCGATTCGTCGAACGATGCGTTGTGCATCACTACGTTGTTACCCCTAAGTGAATCCCAATTAAAGTTCTTGGGGTGTCCTGCATAGGTTTGTCCCTCCTCTCCTACAACGGTAACCATATAGGCATCGAATGCCGGATGGGAGAAATAACCTCTCGGGCCGAGGGTTGTGATGGAGCAGTCGCTATCGTAATAGGACTCAAAGTCTAGTGCGTATGTTTTCATGGTTGGTATTTGGTTGGTTTACGCGGTAGGTAAAAGCGTGTAGCTTGGTAACTAATTCTCTTAATTACGTCATGGGGGTCGCTAACAAACTGGTGATCCGCAATCCACTTCTCAGCTTCTTCTTTCGATTGGAATTCCATAATGTTTTTTCCGTTGCGTACAGTCGTAACGAAGTTCCAGCTTTGGTGGAATAAAGACACATATTGATTGACCATATATTTTCCCCTCTTCTTCTTCTCATCAGTTAGCCACTCGTCTGCCATGACATGACGAATAACCTCGATTGATGTTGCGATAGCACCGTCAAAAAGACCAGATAGTCCTCTACCTTTGAATACGAGAGGGTTCTTTTCGTGGGCTAGGACAAGTACGTTTGATCCAGAATCGAGGGCGCGGCGGATGAATAATTGTTCGTTCCAATCATAGACTGCATCGCAACCAATGAGTTTCATAATCCCCTCCGCATTCGATGTTTTACCACTCATAGATGGTCCGTATACTATATGCATGTTCGTTTTGGTGTGTTGGTTCATTTTAGTTTGTTGGTTTGTTGGTATTCTGATTCCAGTTTCAAGGCGTAAAGAGACCCTGCACGATAAACTTAAGCGGTTTATCGTGCAGGGTTTGTTTTATTATTCGGGGTCTAGTTCAAACTCCAGTTGTTCGACAATGGGGTTCGACGTACGGATACGATCCATCTCGTTATCAATTGCTTGCACAACAAGAACGAGCGATGCTTTTTGGGCTGTGACTTCTGCGATCTGGCCTTGCAACTCAACGATGTTGCCATCAATAGTCTTCATGACAGCACGGATTGAATCCGCTTCACGTTTCAGGATAGCCAACGGGTTCTGTA